GCAGCGCGTCTATCAGGTACTCCCTGAGGGTCAGACCAAAGGCGACCTGAAGCGCGTGGTTGAGCGGTTGGAGCGGACGTGTACCGAACGCGGCAGCTCAACCTGCGGCAGCAGCTTCCACACGTTTGAGGAAGCGAGCGAGACGTAAGCGCATGACGCGCGAAGTCCTGTTGACGATCAACGAGTACGCGCAGGAGATGCGCGTCACGCGCCGCACGGTTGAGCGTTGGATTCGCCGAGGGCTGATTGACGCCGTGCGGGTGGGCAAGCGGGGACATTGGCGTGTCCGCGTTTGTCGTACCTTGTCGGATACACAATCCCTCTAATAAGCGCGCACACTTGCCGAAGTGTTGATTCTTTTGAATTTGCGAGGCGATGGCGCGCGGTGGTAGCCGTCCCGGTGCGGGTCGTCCCCAGGGGACGACGGGCATCAAGCAGGCCCAGACCCTCAGCAAGGAAGCCGCGCGCGAGATTCTCCGCCAGCGGGTCCTGAGAGACATGGAACCGATGGTGGCCGCCCAGATCGCCCATGCCCAAGGGATCAGCCACTTCATGCTCCGCGATCCCAAAACCGGCAAGTTTGAACGGCTCACGGAGCTCGCCCAGATCGAAGCGGCTTTGAATGCCGAGGATGCGGAAGAGGGCAGCACGTACTACATCTGGACCAAAGACCCGAGTGTGCAGGCGTTTACCGACCTCATGAACCGCGCACTTGATAAGCCCAAGGAACAGATTGATCTGCAGGTAAGTGGGGAAGTGGAACTCGTGGAGCGGCTGGCGAAAGCGCGAGATCGCGTGAAACGCTAAGGATTATGCACTTGTCCCGTCGTGCGAATAGACGCGACTTTCTGAGAACCGTGGCGGCGATTCCAGTCGCGGCGTTTGCGGCCGTCACGGTGGCCCCGGCGCTGTTCACGCGCGATGCCGTGTCGCTGGTAATGACCGACCTTCCCGCGGGCGGATGGGCTACAGGCATCGTCGGCTTGACGGCGGGCGAGGTGTTCACGTTTGACGGCGGCGTCTACGTGGTGAATCCCTGATGCTGGCCACCGCTGTGACCCGTGAGCTCTACGACTTCGTGGCCGAATGCTACGCCGATCCCTTGCGGTTCGTCCTTGGCTGCTATCCGTGGGGCGAACCTGGCCCCTTGCTCCATCACAGCGGTCCTGATGTCTGGCAGCGCGCCTTCCTGACCCGCATCGGGGAAGAGGTGACCGCGCATCATTTCGATGGCGTGCATGCGGTGGCGCCGATTCGCGGCACGGTCAGTAGCGGGCACGGGGTGGGGAAGTCCGCCGAGTCCGCGTGGCTGGTGGATTGGATCATGTCCACCCGGGCGCATTGTCAGGGAACGGTCACCGCCAATACCTTTGCGCAGCTGGAGACGAAAACGTGGGCGGCGATTCAGTACTGGACGAAGCTCTGTCTGACCGGGCACTGGTTTGTCTGCACGTCCACGCGGATGTATCACCCGGCGTACCGGGACAGTTGGTTCTGTGCGCCGCAGTCGAGCAAGGAAGAGAACTCGGAAGCCTTCGCCGGCCAGCATGCCGTGGGCTCGACGAGCTTCTACATTTTTGATGAGGCCTCCGCGATTCCCGATCAGATCTTCGAAGTGGCGGAAGGGGGCTTGACCGACGGCGAGCCGATGATTTTCCTCTTCGGCAACCCGACGCGGACGACCGGCATGTTTCATCGGGCGAGCTTTGGGAGTGCGCGGGACCGGTGGCATCCGCTGATTGTGGATAGCCGAGAGAGCAAGCTGACGAATAAGGCGCAGATTGCGGAATGGATTCAGGACTATGGGGAAGACAGCGATTTCGTACGCGTGCGGGTGCGCGGTCTCCCTCCAGCCGCATCCGACCTCCAGTTCATTGATAGTGCGGCTGTGCTCGCCGCGCAGCAGCGTCCTGCTCTATCACTTGCCGACGATCCTCTTGTCGGCGGTCTCGATGTGGCCCGAGGTGGCACGGATGAATGTGTCCTTCGTTTCCGTCGAGGAGCCGATGCTCGAACTCTCCCCGCCATTCGTATCCCCGGAGAGCAGTCTCGAGACAGCATGCGCCTCGTCAGCCTTGCCGCCGACGTCCTAGGCCGCACGTACGACGGGCATAAAGTCCACACGCTGTTCATCGACGGCACCGGCATTGGTGGCCCCATTGCGGATCGCCTCCGGCAGCTTGGGCACCTGAACGTGGTCGATGTCCAGTTCGGGGCGCAGAGCCCGGATCCCAAGATGGCGAACATGCGGGCGTTTATGTGGGCGCGGATGCGCGAGTGGTTGCGGCACGGCGCGATTGATACGACGCCCGCGCTCGAGATGGACCTGACCGGGCCTGGGTACTTTCATGACAAGCAGGATCGGCTGGTACTCGAGAGTAAAGAGCAGATGAAGGCGCGCGGCGTGGATAGTCCCGATGACGGGGACGCGCTCGCACTCACGTTTGCGCAAGTCGTGAAGCCGAAGAAGGCGAGCCAGCCGAGTGCGCCGGGGCCGGCGAGTTGGAGCTGGACGTGAGGTGGCCTCTGCGGATGTACTTTGCGCATATTCCGGTGGACGGGCCGTGGCCGTACGTCTTCGTCGCCGTGTCGGAGCGGCGTCCGTGGTGGACAACGCTCTGTATGCGACTGGAGCGCCGGCTGTATCCGCATTGGCAGTACGGCGGCCTCATCCCCGGCACTGTCTGGTTCATCGAATGGCGACGGCTATGGATCTGGTGGGTCACGCCATGACCGACGCCGAAACCGTCACCGATCTGTTGCGCGCCTCACTCGCGGCGCATCAAGCGGCGCTCGAAGCGCGCCAGCAGCGAGATCCCGCAACCGCGAGTTTGCAGCTGCAGATCGCCTACGACCTCCGCCTGCAGGCGCACCGGCTCGATCCGGACCATACGGCACCCGCGTGGCAAGCGGAGGATCGCAAGACCCCACGCGGCCGCGACACGCACAGCGAACTCTTGGCCTTCTATCGTTCACAACTCGGCTATCCCGTAGAGGAGTCCAGTCATGCCTGACAATGCGCCGACCTTGCCGGATCCGAAGACGCCACCGCAGACCCAGCAGCCGGGTAATCCGAAGCCGCCGATCTCGACGCCGCGCGGGCCGCAGAAGCGGTAAGCGATGCCTGATCAATCGCCGGTCGTGAAAGCGGCGCTCCGGTTCCTGAAACACGCCAAGGCGACTGGCCAGAAGCAGCGCGAGCGCGAGAAGCAGGCGCTCCGGTTCCAGGTGGGTGAGCACCAATGGGATGCTGACGCCCGCGCCGCGCGCGGGCACACCACCATTGACGGCGTCCAGATCCCCGGCCGTCCCATTCTCTCGATCCCGAAACTCAACCAACCGATTCAGTTGATCCTCAACCAGGAGAAGTCGGCGCACCTCGGGGTCAACGTCTCACCACTCAATGAGGATGCGACCGATGAGACGGCCGAAGTCATCCGCGACTTGTACCGTCGCGAGGAGCAGCGTAGCCGGGCTGGGCTGGCGCGGTCATGGGGGTTTGATCGCGCGGTGAAGGCGGGCTTCGGCTGCTACCGCATCAACACGGTCTATGACGACGAAAGCAGCAACCCGTTTGACCAGCGGATTGTGTGGCAGCGCGTGCTGTACCAGGACGCGGCCTACTTCGATCCGAGCGCGCAGGAGCCAGACTGGTCCGACGGCGAAGAAGCGCTGGTCGGGTCGTTCATGCGCGCCAGCGTGTACAAGCGCACTTATCCCCACTCAAAACTCGCCGCCGCCGATCAGGGGGAACTTGCTGATCTCTTTGAGGACGCGCCGGATTGGGTGCAATTCGCGGAAGAGGACGGGAAGGACGGGAAGGAACACGCGTACCTCGTCGCTGAATATTTTCGCAAGGCATACACCAAGAAGGTCTGGGTCGTGCTCGACGATGGATCGTTCAGCTACGAAGACGAGATTCCCAAGGGGCGTACCGTGCATCCCGATCCCACGGTTGGGAAGCGCCGCGAGATTGATGTGCCGATCGTCGTGTGGTCGAAAATTAACGCCGTGGAGGAATTAGAAACCGAGGAATTGAATGGGAAGTACATCCCGCTGATTCCGGTCGTCGGGATCGAGCTCCAGCCCTTCGATGCGGAACGTCGCTGGCAGGGTGTTATTGAGCCTGCGATGGATTCGCAGCGGATGTTTAATTTCGCGGCAAGTAACGTGGTTGATATTGCCAGCTCTGAGTCCAAGACGACAATCGTGATGTATGAAGGCCAGCAAGAGGGCCACGAGGAACAATGGCGACAATCAGCGATCCGCCGATTCCCCTATCTGTTGGTCAAGCCGACCTCGCTTGACGGAAGGACGCCACTTCCTCTGCCAT